GAATCGGGGGATAAGCAGCCGAGCGATGACCCTTTGGCGGGAATGATTGGGCAGATACCTAACAAATATACAACAGCATATTCGTTTTGGCATATGTATATTTTTAATTTAATGTTAACGCCGGGCGCATATGCGAAAATCGAAAGAGATAAAAACGGCTTTATTGTTGGTTTGTGGAACATTCCAACGGCAAATGTGAAGGCACATTCAAACGTAGAAAACGGAGAACCGTACATTGATGTCTGGGCAAACGGCGCTTATTATGAGCGTTTGCGATATGGCGAGTATATGTTTACTCCAGGACTTTTATTTGGGTCAAGTACATCTCCGGTCGACCCAATTAAACTGGCGGGAGATGTTTTGGGTTTGTCGACTTCTTTAAATTCTTTTGCTAAGGACTTTTTTGAAAATGGAAGTAATCTTGGTGGGTTTATTGAATACGATGAGGCGGTCGGTGATACCGCGTATAAGAACTTTAAAGAATCGTGGAACAAAACTTATAAGGGCGTTACTAATCAGCATAAATGGGCGTTCCTTGAAAGTGGATTCAAAGTTCATCAGTTAACGCAGCAATTAAAAGAATCACAAGCGTTGGAATCGAGAGAGTTTCAGGTTCTTGAGGTATGTAGGGTGATGGGCGTTCCTCCCCATAAAGTTTTCGATTTGAAGCGGGCATCGTTTAATAATATTGAGCAGTCAAATATTGAGTATGTGCAGGAAACAATATCCCCAATGTCGGTAAGAATTGAACAAACGATAAACAAAGATTTACTTTCTGAAAGGCAGCGGCTTAACACCTTTTCTAAGTTTATGGTGAATGGATTATTGCGCGGGGATATTGCCGCGAGAACTGCTTATTATAACACGATGAAACAAAACGGAGTATTTAGTACGAATCGTATTCTCGATCTTGAGGATATGAATCGTGTTTCAAAAGAAGAAGGCGGAGATGTGTTACTAGTTAATGGCAACATGATAAGTCTTGCAAATGCGGAGAAAAACCTTCCAAAGTCAATGCAAACGCTTAGTGCTCCGGTTATAAAAAAATAAACGAGAGGAGAAAAAGAAATATGCCTGAAAAAGAAAAAAAACAAGTTGAATATCGAATGCTCGATGTTGAATTAAGAGCTGAAGATTCCGATGATGGGAAACTAATTGTTGAGGGTTATGCGGCAAAATTCAATGTAATGTCCGAGCCTTTAGGCTGGTCTGAAGTTCGAGAAACGATAGACCCGGGAGCATTCAAAAGATCACTTGAAGAAGACAAACAGTTTTTACACTGGAATCACAACACCGACATAATTTTAGGATCAACCGCTGGAAAGACACTTGAATTGTCGGAGGACGAAGTTGGATTGAAAATGCGCGGAGAATTAGCAGATACATCATGGGGGCGCGACACGCATGCATTGGTTAAGCGTGGAGATGTAAAAGGAATGTCTTTTGGTTTCCAAATCTTGAAAGAAGAGTGGGATGAAACAGACGAAAAGAACATTAAAAGAACATTAAAAGAAGTTAGATTATTTGAGGTGTCAATAGTTCCTTATCCTGCTTACAAACAAACGGTTGTACAGGCGAGAAGTGCGGACGATGCATTGAAAGAATACCGGGACGCAAAAAAAAGCGAGCAGCCGGTGGTGGACGATATTTCGGAAGTATTGAAGAAGCAAGATGCGGAATTTAGAAAAATAAAAATAAAAGTTTTAACAGGGGAGTAAAAAAATGGACAATAAAAAGCTATTAGAACTGAAGCAAGAAAGAGCAACTGTGATCACATCAATTAGGGCGATCATGGACGAACATGAAAAGATTGAAATGCCTGCTGAAAAACGCGGCGAGATGGAAAAAGCAGAAAAACGGTTTGATGAAATAAACAAGGTTCTTCTTGAAGAAGAAAAACAGAAAGAAAGAGAAAGATCTCTTGGTGAAGCTGAAGTTAAACCGGAAGACAATCTTCCTGCAGGTGAGGAAGAAATAAGAAAGGCATATGTTAATTATTTGGTAAACGGAACGCCGACCGCAATGGAGCAATATAGGGCTTTACAGCAGGACGACCCAACACAGGCTGGTTATTTAGTTGCGCCGGAGAAGTTCGCAGCACAGGTAATTCAGGACAAAAATGACCTGTCTTTTATGAGGCAAATGTCAAACGTTCTGCCTCCTTTGAAGAAAGCCAGTTCTCTTGGTTATCCTAAAAGAACAGCACGGATGTCAACCTTTGCATGGGGTACTGAGATTGAAGCGCCGACTGCAGATACAGCATTGGCATTTGGTAAGAGAGAATTTATTGCAAAACCTGCAACTGGCGGGATATTAGTGTCAAAGACATTAGTAAGAAATGCTGCAATAAGTATTGAATCTTATATCAGAAAAGAAATGGCATACAATCAGAATATTCATGAAGAACAGGGTTTCTTAACCGGAAATGGAGCGGGTCAACCTTTGGGTGTATTTACCGCATCTGACGATGGAATAAGTACGGACAGAGATGTTTCGACAGGAAATACGGCGACCGAGATTAAGTTCGATGGTCTTTATGAAGCCAAATATTCACTTAAACAGCAATATCAGGTTGGCTTAAACTGGTTGTTTTCAAGAACCGGTGTGAAGCAGATCGCGAAACTGAAAGACAGTGAAGGACAATATATTTGGCAGCAATCGATTGTTTTGAGTGTCCCCGACATGCTTATGGGATATCCTGTGAAAATGTCAGAAAACGCTCCTTCAACATTCACAACCGGTCTTTATGTTGGCTTGCTTGGCAATTTCAAAGAAGGTTACTGGATATGTGATAGTTTAACAATGGAAATACAAGCACTTATGGAATTGTATGCTTTGTCGAATCAGGTTTTCTATATAGGCAGAGCAGAAGTTGATGGAATGCCTGTTTTGGAAGAATGTTTTGCAAGAATCACATTGAAATAATCGACATTGAAACGAAGCTGAAAGATCCGGGCAGGACACATAGAAAGACAGTTTTTTATTAAAAATATTTATTTGGAGGCGAAATACCTCCTCTAAAATTTCAGGAAAAGGAGAAACAAAATGATTAATTCAATACTACAAGATACTAAAATATTAAAAATTATGGACAGTCAGGCAGCGGGAGTCACTACAATTACAAGTGATATAATCGACATGCAAGGGTTTAGTGGATTATGTTTTATAATTAAACTTGGAACGGTTGTCGATGCGGGAGTGGTTCTTGCGACCGTTTATCAGGATACTGCTTCTGCGATGGGGACAGAAGCTGCTATAGATGGAACGGTAGGAATTACAGAAACCGCCACCGACAGTGAACAGTTACTTGTTTTGGATATCGTAAAACCACAGGAAAGATATTTGAGAATAAAGATTGCAAGAACCACTCAGAACACTGACATAGATTCTGTTGTTGCGATCCTTTATAATCCGATAAAGAAGCCTGTTGATCAACCGGCGACTATCGACGCAAGCACGCAGTCAGTAAGTCCTGACGAAACTTAAGAAAAATTACCTTATAGGTAAATAAATTTTTAAATAAAAAAAAGTAAAGATAAGGAGAAATAAGATGATACCTAATGGTTACAATACAATTCCGAGCGTTACGCTTTTGCAGGCGCTTGCGGCATCTTCCAAAATAATTAGAACGGTGTTTTATGTTGACGCTAATGCTGGAGATGATACAAATGATGGTCTTTCTTGGGAAAATTCATTAAAGACTTTAGGGGCAGCGATTGCCTTGAGTGACACAGATATCGCGGCTGATTCAGGTGGATGGGCTGCACGAAATCAGATTTATTTTAAGGGCGATAACAATGAGGCTCATAAAGAAACGATTGTTACTTTGCCTAATAAATGTGATGTTATTGGCGTTGGAAGTTATAATGACCGTGCATATCCGATAATGTTCGGAGCTCACCTTCTTGCTGACACTTCAATGGGCTGCCATTTTTACAACATGGGGTTCAGAAGTCTTGACGCTGGGGGTGCGGCATTTACTACTATTGCGGGACAAACTGGTCTGGAGTTTCATGGATGCACGTGGATTGGCTGGGGGACTACTGCCGCGACTTATGCGCTTGTCGCTTTAGTAAACGATTATTTAGTGATTGATAACTGCCGATTTTTAGGGGCATATTCTGTTGCTGCAATTAGCATCGGCGCGGGTGTTTCACAAGATCTGCTCATAATAGATAATCACATTGAATCAGGAGCAATTGGAATAAAAATTGGAGCATTAACTTGTGCTTCAATGCGTAATCCTTTAATTAAAGGGAATAGTGTTTTTTGCAAGACTCTTACTGTTGATGATGATAGTAATATATGCAGATTAGAAGATAATAAAATGGTAACTGAAGCTGCTCATACTCTTTCGTTGATTCTTGATTACAACAAAGCGTTATCGATAAACAACATGATTACAAGTGCGACGGTAACGGCAACATATCCTGAGCTTGGGTCGATTGCGACCGGATAATGGGGGTATATTATGAAGATTAAATTAATAACTATAATGGCAAGTCCTGCCGGGTGTTACCCGGCAGGCGCTGTCGTTGATTTGCCGGTAAAACAGGCAATGGAGATTGTACGTGGGGGCTTCGCGATTTCGCTTGAGTCAAAAAAGGAAGTTGTTGTTGAAGTTGCAACGGCTGCTCCGGTTATTAAAACGGCGGTTAAGCCTGTTGTAAAGGAAATAAAAACAGCGGCAAAAAAGACAGCGACTAAAAAGAAAGGGACGGTCACTAAATGAATAATGTTATCATAACGCCGGTCGTAACAGAGCCGCTTTCATTAACAGCAGTCAAGTTGAATCTGCGCTTGTCTTCGGACACATTGTCTGGCGATTTGGCGACATATCAATCGATCGTTCCGGGCGCACATGTTATTGCTGCGGCTTTTTCATTAGAAGGTACAGCTTTTGATGTTTTGGGCGATGTTTGTGTGGTCAACTTAAACTCAGGAACTTGTGGTGCAGGTGGAAGTATTACCGCAAAAATACAAGAGTCAGATGATAATTTAGTTTGGGCAGACTTTGCTGGCGGGGCGTTTACGGTTGTTACAGTGGCAAATGATAACGCGGTTCAGGAGATAGATTATACCGGAAAGAAACAATATATAAGGGTGGTTGCAACAATAGCTGCTGTAACTTGTGATTTCAGTTCGGCAATTATAGTAATGTCCGGAAGTGACGTTGAGGACGCTCTCCTTTCTTCACTGATAACGGCTTCTCGTGAATATTGCGAGTTGTTTACCGGGCGCGCGTTAGCGACCCAAACCCGAGAGGCTTATGGCGACTCCTTTGGAAGTAAACCAAGCATTTACTTGCCATTTGAGCCGCTTCAATCAGTAACTTCGGTGAAATATACGAATAGTGCTGGCGTCGAAACAACGTTGACTGCAGATACGGATTATATCGTTGACACCTATGAATCGAGAATTGTTTTGCCTTATGGAAAGTCATGGGCAACGTTCACGGCATATACGGTAAACCCGATAAAAATTAGATATATCTGTGGATATTATGTGTCAAATTTGATACCGGAAAGCATAAAGGCAGCAATGCAATTGTTGATTGCTCATTGGTATGAAAACCGCATGATACAAGACGAACGAACGTTGTCGAAACCACTCGCTTTTTCGGTTCGAAGTCTTTTATCAAATCACCGAGTAAGGTGGTGGGATTTTAAATGAACAGTGGGAAGATGAACAGAAGAATAACAATTTTAGCACCGACAATTACATACAACGATTTTAACGAGGAAGTTCCGGGAACATCAAAAGAAGTAATGACGCTTTGGGCAGAGGCAATAACAACCGGCGGGAAAGAATATTACGCTGCTCAAAAATTATATGCCGAGATGTCAATTTTATTTCGTATTAGATATACTCGGAATATTACCTCATTGATGAAGATAAAATACGGAAATAGAACATTGGACATGCTTGGCAAACCAATGGACAAAAACGGAAAAAGGAAAGAACTTCTAATTGCTGCGAAAGAGGTGGTTTAAGTGGATATAGAAGCATCCCTTGAAAAATATCTTTTGACACAATCCACGTTCACATCGCTTGTTTCGCGGAGAATATATCCAGAGAGTGTTCCACCGAATACAAAACTTCCTGCGGTAACTTATCAGACAATTACGGACGTAAAAAATCATGAATTGACTGGGCAGTTGGCGCTTGAAGATCCGATGATCCAGTTTACCTCTTACGCAGAACTAAAAAGTGAAGTGAGAGCAGTAACGAATGTCATAAAAGCAATTTTGAAAAATTACAATGGGACTTTAAATGATAACGTTATACAACTTGCAAAGCTGGCGTATCAGCGGTCTGGAGAGGAAAATAGTGAAGATGGGACAATACGAGTTTACACAGAAGATTTAGAATATCAAGTAAAT